TTTATACATTCCCGACTGCTGCCCGAACATCGTCCCCATTGCGTCAGTGATTGTTGAAAATGACGTTTGTGCTGATGCCATTTCTGTTGCGTGGAGAGCAGTGCTAATAGCCTGCTGGTTGGCCGCACCTTTGGTTTGGACATCCATCAGCGCCTTTTGCCGGTCCTGCTCATTGGCGAATGAGGCCGAGTTAATCGCTTTTTCCTGACTATTAAGCCAAGACGCATAATCAGTCTGGGCCTTTCTGAGCTTGGCGATAGTCTCCAACTGAGGATTGGACTGTAGCCCGATCATGTTCATGCCCTGGCCGGATAAGTCACTGTTGGTGGCGCCAGATTTCAGAGTTCCACCGGCCGCATTGACGCCAGAAATAACCGAATCGGGGAGCACTGATTTGCTGATCAGGTCAGATGCTTGTTTCGATGCGTCCTCCGGTGACAGTTTCTTCATGGCGACCATTTTCTGCAACAACTCAAGGCGCTTTTGCAGAATGTCATTCTGCTTCTGCTCTTTGGGCGCAATCTCCAGCATCATTTTGCGGTAGTCGTCCAGCGTAGTGACGCTACTTTGCAAAGCTTCCTGCCGCTTATAGGCTTGCTCAATCTGTGACTGCTGGCTGAGTAGCGATCGCTGGTCGGCGGTGATCGGCTGGTTTTGAGATAACTTCTGCCGAATGTCGGCAATCTGCTGCTCAAACTTAACCCGCTGCTGGGTTACTGACGATAATTTTTCAGTGGTATTTAACTGAGTAACCAGGGACGCAGACTGCTGATTTATCTGGTCGAGTAATCGGCTGCCAGCATCTTCGGTATAGGCACGACCCTGACGTTGCTTTGGTGCTGCTGGGTCCTTGTACATCTGATCGATGCGACTGACCCGGCTGTTGTATTGGTCAAGGGTTATGACTCCGGCTTTGAGGTAAGTATTCTCAAGATTAATAGCTTTTGCTCTACGCTCCGCTGCCGTGGCAAATTGCTCACCATCTTTGTCAGCCTGCTGCTGCAAGGTGATCTGCCGCTGAGTAGAGGCGTTCGCACTACTAATGGCCCCTGATAAGTCATTTTGCAGATTTACCGCTGACTGCAGAATGTTTATCTCTGAAGTATTACCACCACCATATGCACTTTGCGGGTTGTAAATGCTCCACTGGCCAACGCCAAGTCCATTTTTTTCAGTGTCCAGTTTCTGCTGTAAGGTTTGCTCTCTGCCGACATCCAGCATTCGGTCCCAAGCGCCTTTTGCTGCGTTACCAACTGAATCCCAGAGTGTCTCAAGCGTCCCTAAGCTTTTCTTGATATCAGATGCCCGCTGGCTTAATGCAGTAGCGTAAGCATCACTGGCGACTCTAGCCGCATCCTGCTGATCACCTTCATCCTGAAGCGCCTTAACCTGGTTGTAAGTCGCCAAGGTTAGGAAATGATATTGGTCATTCAGCTTAGTGATCGCCGCAACAGGGTCATTTGCGATGTTGGTGAAGTCCGTAACTAGGCTACTGGTAGCCTGACCGGTAGCATCACTCATGCTCACAATGGCTGCTGAGGCTTTCTGCAGTGAATCGCCAGCGATAGTACCGGCAGACACAACCTGAGCAATAACAGATGCTGCGTGGCCCTGCGTTGAGCCGGTGGCGGTGCTAATGGTGGCAGCCATTTCTGACAACTGGCCGGAGGTTTTGCCTACTTGGTTGCCAGTCAGGATCAGAGACTTCATGAAAGCCTCTTGCTCCTGCTCACCTTGATAATATGCCAGCCCGAGAACGCCAACTGCTGCTGCGGCAACAGTAAATGGGTTAATCAGTCCAGTAAGATATGCGCCGACTGCTTTAATTGTCGGCCCGAGTCCGCCCATCATGCCGCTGAGCATGCTGCCCTGCTGAATCAGTGCCATTATAGGCGATTCGCCACTGGCAATACTGGTCACCATCCAAGATAACTGAGAGGGGATCATCGCCATGTTGTGGGCCGCGTGGCGGGAAGTGTCACCGGTCTTTGTCAGCGCCTCAGAAAACCCTGTCAGCTTTTCCCTTGCCTGCTCTAGCTTGGCGTTGTATTCCGTGAACGTTTCTTCGTCCAGCATCCCTTTGCTTTTGAACTTAGACAGAGCCTGCTGCTGATCATCCAGCCGGTTCAAGGCAGCATTAATCGGGTTAATCTTGTCGAGCAGAGTGCCCAGCGCCTTAGCTTCATCATTGGTAGCCTTGGTAGCCGCCTGCGTGGATTTGGTGTAATCATCCGCAAGCTTCGGCCCCTGCTTCATCCAAGAGTTGTAGTCCTTGGTTGCGCTGGATAGGTTTTCAGTAGAGTCGGTCGCCTTGTCCCCAGCTTTGCCCATATTGATAAGTGCACTGGTCAGGCTTTCGGCGTTCTTTTGAGCGCCAGAACTGTCGATGATGACGGCTAGGCGGGATGTTTGTTCTGCCATTTACTGTTCTCCGGGCATAAAAAAACCCCGCCGGAGCGAGGTTTGTATTAAGTGCTAATCATCCACAGCGTTTTTGATATTCGCGGAGGCTGGTAAGTCTATCCTGCAGTGAGTCATCCTCATTAACGATTCCCGGATCTGACTCCCCGTGTGCAATCCCAAGGTACGGAATGAGGAATCGCGTATCGGCCTCGATATAAATGTAAAATCGCGTATAGCCTACATAGGCGCCAAATGAGTTTTTTGCGTTAACTTCGCCACAAACATATGCAGATTTCGATAACCCACTGGCCTTAATATTGTGCAGATATAAATTACGAAATTCTGCGCTACCAGGATCTTTCAGGTGTGAAGCAAACTCTTGAGTAGCTCTACTTTCCAATTGTGAGTTTGTCGGACCGCATCCAGATAAAACAGCTATAGCGGGCAGCATTGCCAGCAGATATCTACGCACACCCATTCTCCATAAGTAAAGTTAAGACCAATCCTAAAGCCAAACTTATGCAATGGGAAGTAAGAAACCCGCAGTTAAGCGGGTTATTCCAGTAGCGTAGATGATTAGCCGATCGCGCGTTCTATCGTAGCCAGCTTGCGGCGCATCGTTTCTAAGTGATGCTGTAGCGAAAGCATTTGGAATTGGGCAGCATCAATTTCATAGCCTAACTCTTTGAGTTGGATCAGCAACCGACCAAGTGGATTAGGGTTATCACCGTTCGGCACCAAGTGCCCGGGTGAGTAATGCCATGGCGTTCTTAATTCTTCTGGCTTTACCACATGCCGATAGTTCTCAAAGTACGCCATCGGGTAGGACAGCGGCAGCGCCATCTGCTTGTCCTGTCGTGAAAGTAACTCCCCTTCCAGAATGATCGTGTGAACATATTCGATAGCCGGTTTAATTTGTTCCGGGGTCAATTGCTCAAAGCTAGTGATCTGGAAACGCTGGTGAATCAGCGCGTATGCTTCCGGGTACATCATGTGCCTTTTGCTGACCAGCATGTTCACAGCGTCACGAAGTGGAGTTCTTTCTTCTGTAGTGCTTTTGCGTGTAAGTGGTTTTTCATAGCTTCCGTTTTTGCGAATTGATGGCAGAACTTCGGCTGTAACCCACTTACGGAACTGGTGAGACACTGAGCCTTTATTGACAGCATCACGACAACGCAATACCAGTGTGTACATACCTGATTCACTGACGATATTAGCTTCACCTTGACGACCTAAGTTAAACTTAGATCGTTCCTCTTCATCAAGAGATTTCATTGACATCGTGGGGTTTGTAAGTTGAAGCGCATTACAAATATCTTCAGCCACGAACCACGGCTCACCAAGTTTGTTGATTACACGAATCTCGCTACCACCAAAACGGAAGATGGTGAACTCTGGATTTTCTTTTGCTACAATTTTCATGTCGATTATTCCTGCGTGAATTAGTCGATAAAGCCTCGGTCGTGTCCTACCACTTCCGGGGCATTTTTATTGGCAAGCTACGCCATCTTTCTTCAAGGAGTCCTTCAGTCTACGTAAGACTTCGTAACTAAACGTCCTATCATCCTTCTTCGCCATCTCTTCAATAGCCAACTCCATCCAATCAGGCATTCGTATTGTTTTAACTTTCTTCATCTGCACCTCCGTAATACGTATGCATACATAGTATTTAGGTACGCATTGATAGTCAATAGATACCTACTTATTCTTAAAAAAAATAAGAGGTAGATATGTCTGAACGTGCCTATAAACACCCTCAGGTAAACCTGAGACTGCCAATTGAAATAAAAGAGCAACTTGCAGAGTTAGCAGACGCAAATGGGCGCTCACTTAATGCTGAAATGGTAGCCGCCTTAGAGGCATGGACTATGAAGAATCAGCACATTAGAGCGCTAGACTTATCCTCAGTTGCTGAGAGGCTTATCGCTCTTGAATCAGAGGTCGAAACTCTCAAAGCCATGTACGGGAAGGAAAAATGAGCGATAAATTTGATCGGTCTATTCAGCATGATCTTGTCATGGCCCTGTATGAGTCATCTCCTGGTGGCATTACGTATGCGCAAAGCTCAGAATTTGAAGAAAGGTTCGGCGGCGGCCTTAACTATGTAGCAAACTTAAAATACCTTGAAGAACACGGCTTGATACAGTGCAGGATTGACCGATACTTGGGTGGAAATTATGAGGTTAGCCCTGACCTCATGTCCATCACTTGCAAAGGTATCGATTTTGTCAGAAATGATGGTGGACTTGGTGCAATCCTGAATGTGGTAAATGTCCGGCTTCACAGCGATACCATAAACAAGCTGGAATCGATTATAGGCGCGTCCAGTGTTCCGGAAGAGGACAAGGCGTCACTGATTTCAACACTTCGCAAGCTTCCTGAAGATGCCATAAAACATTTGAACCTGAAATTACTGGATGTGGGGCTGGCTCACTTACCGAGCGCGTTTCAGACAATTCAAACAGCGCTGCACAACCTCCTGTAGAAACAGGATCTCCATCCCTAATTTTCACAAATTTACCCCACCCAAAACCTCGACTCAGCAACACCCAAAAATCATGGGTAGAGTCGGCGTTTATGAAAAATCCGTTTGGATGGAAATAGGCACTATATATTTTCATGGTACTCTCCCAACAAAAAGCCCACCTAAGTGGGCTGATTCTTAAGACTAAGGATGTTTGGGAAAAGGCATCCAGTGCGTTATATTTTGACGCATATACTGAGTACTTCCATTCAGTGATACGTTATTGAACCCGTTGATTTTATTGTAATCTGCAACGCCAACACCTTTATCAGTAGCGACAATAACCATCTGCTGCTCTGCTGTAGTTTCAGGTAAACGCTCTGCAACACTAATCCAATTCATGATTGCCCCTTAGTTCGTAAAGTAAAAAGCCACCCGGAGGTGGCTTGATTGGCATTACTTTTGCGCTTTCTTCTCAGGACGCCGGCCAATAACAAACACTGTGGCCAATCCCAAAAGATCTAACCCAATGAGGGTTCCAGCAAATACTGTGTTGCCTAAATATGCGAAAATCGATGCTATAAGTAGTACGCACATCGTAATGATGAAACCCATCCACTGCCCGCGCTTATCGCGCGTTACAGCTCCTGTAAGAGCGCCTTTCTGAGTTGAGTGCCTGAACTCCTGCTCTTTTTCTGCCATAGAAAAAATTCGTTCAGCACTACCAGGCAACACTCTCTCATATCCATGAATTATATCCGGGTGAGGTAAAGGACCTGAGAAAGATGTTTGATGTATGAGTGCAACAAAATTATCGCTTTGTCCAAGACGAGTAACCAGTTCAGGGTTTTCCTGTAAGGCTTTCTCTATCTCTAAAGCTTTCTTATCTACGACAGCCTTACTATCTTGATGTGGCTGTTTTTTCTGCATTGCAACCTGCTATAGATTTTCTGAAATCACTACCTAGCACTTCGAAATCTCGACGGATAGAATGGTTGTCAGTAGATGAATTGATTATTTTTGAATAGTCTGTGTCCGGAGCGAGATCAAGAATGCTACCGGCTGCCTTAAAGTAACGGCGAATGGTTGCTTTCATTTTACCCCCTCATCCTCTTATTTCGCTGACTAAACAAGATAGGCTTTGCTATCGTAGGAGTTTGACTCATGAGTCAAACTGACTTCATCTTAGTGCCATTACCATTTTTGGGCAAGCGCAAAGAATAATTTTCATTGACTATGAGATCGTAGCTTGCCCCCATCATCAGTGATGAAAATGACACTGCCAGCTTAGTTCAATCTTCATCACCTTCTTCGGTTTCTTCATCCTGTTGGCGGGACCAATTTTCTCGGTATTCGTCATCCAATGCGAAGATCACCGCCTCAAACAAATCACGATCTACCACCACCGAGCGCGATGCCAGATAAGCATCAATATCTCGGATGGAGATCGGCAGTGGTGATGCAGCCATACCTGCATACTGCCGGCCCCGGCTTATCATGGCGTAAGCGGACAGAAGCATCGCTGACAGTTCATCAATTTCCGGCTCGTCACCAATCTTTATGCCCAATTGCTCCTCACGCCAGCGGTTACGCTCACCCTCTGGCCCAGAGTACCGGTTAAGCCACTTCTGCGCGGCTATTACTTTCCCACCGCTTCCTGTTTCTGCTCTGCTTTTCCAGCGGCAATGTCGGCGCCGGCCTGAATGATAGCCCAGTAGAACTGCGAATTTTGCTGAAGCAGTACCATTCCGGCTTCTGGCGTATAGGGGATCGCCTGCTCTTTGCCGTCCACGACTTCGCCAACGCCTTCCCAATCCAGCAGGAGGTGGCGGCTACACGTTTCCAGTAACAGGTCGTCCATGGAATCGATATCGCCGATGGCATCAAGGCTAAAGTCAGTGGTACCAACTTTTAGGGAGCTATCCAGCTTATCAATGTGACGGCGGACCAAGGCGGTACGAGATTTAAAGCCATGATTTGATGTACTGGCGACTTTCAGTTTCAGGCCCGGGACTGGCTCAATCCAGCGGGTGCCATCGGCATCCAGGTGTTTGTTGATGATTAACATAGCGCCTCTGCGTTAAAAGGCCCGTAACGCCACGCAGAGCGAAACGGGCAAGGTTGGAATGGTTATGCGGCGGTAACGGTCACAGTCGATGTGGCGGTCACGGAGCCGGATGTGGCTGTAATGGTAGCGGAGCCAGCGGCAACGCCAGTCACTTTACCGGTCGATGCATCCACAGTAGCGATGCTGGTGTCGCTTGATGACCAAGCAATAGTGCTGTCGGTCGCATCATCAGGGGTCACGGTCGCTGCCAGTGTGGTAGTCGCACCCACTGCAACGGAAGCAGTGGTCGGTGCCACGGTGATGCCGGTAACCGCAACCGCGGCCGGTGCGCGGGTGATGGTCGGCGGCGTATCAGAACCGGTGATGTTAAGTTGCACCTGAACGATGTCAGTGTTACCACCATCCGGCCAGTCACCATCAACCTGCACAGACGGGAAGTCGAAGATATACGACCCTTCGTCATTCGCGATGGTGAAGCTGAAAGGCATTGATGCACCGGTCAGTGTTTTCTTCCACGCTTCATAAGCTGACTTCGACCAGGACAGTGTGATTTGGCCGGACGGTGTGAACGTGGTCGGGATGTTTGCGCCCGCGAAGCCATTACCAGTACCGATACAGCGTTGCGTTTGCAGGTTGTTATCGAACTGAATGTTGAACGTATCGACACAGAAGCCATTGCCGCCGCTAACGCCGTTCAGGCTGATGGCAGTGACCTGCTTGAAAGAGAATCGCAATTTGCCGTCAGCATCAGTTGGTGAACTGAAATAACTGGTGCCATCGTCTTTGTCATCCCAGCCAAGGCCGGACAGGGTGACGGTTGCTTGCAAGTCACCATCGTTCGGGATTTCCAGCTTGAAGGTGCCAACCTGACAGCCGGTAGCAATGGATGCGACACCGATGTCAGAGGCAAACGTGGCCACAGAGAAAGCAATGCGGTCATTGCCCATAACCAGCTTGTTATCGGCCCAGTCACTACCAAAGCAGGAAGCCAGGAACAGGTCGTGCTGACCGTAGCGGAATTTGCAGACCACATCCCCGCCGACATCAGTGGTGCCCGGCGTCTTGCCATTCGCCATGCGGGTGCCGCCGATTTCAGCGTTAGAAATCATGTTCTGCGTGGGTTTCAACCCGTTAGATGTACGTTTCCACAGCAGCCATGACGGACTGTCCGGCGTAGTGCCGGGGGTTGTTTCGCGGCAGTATGCCACTTGTACTTTAGCGCCTGAACTCACAGGAGCCTCCTATTGAAGTTAAGCGCTACATAGCGCGGTATGGAATGGAAAGATTCATCTGCGCCCAACCATCGGTTTCTCCGACATCGATACAAGAAACAGCGAAGTAATCCAGTGCGCCGTCCGTCTGGAACTCGAACAACTCCCGGATAGCATCAGCGGTTTCGGTGATAAGCAGCGATCGGGCACCGGACGGGACGAACAACTGAATGATGATGGTGCCAGTGCGATGAACGACCGGTCCGTCACCAATCTCAACCGCGCCAGCCAGTCCAGGGAGGTTGGTTAGTCGCGCCCAGATGGTTTTACCGGTCGGGTCGAAAGTCGGATCGTTCGGATAGGTCACAGAGCTTGCAGACATAGCCGTCTGCGCCGTCATTCGCTTAATGACAGCGTTGCGTATTTCGGTAAGAGTCATTTGTAAGCCTGCGAAACTCCGTTGAAAGCATTGGCGTAGACGCCGGTAGGGGCTTGTTTTGAATGACCGTCTTCAAGCGCTTCGGCATATGGAAGGTTATTCTGGATGTAGATGATGCCGTAGTTCGCCGCTTTGGATATGACGCCCATACCACGTTGCAGAGCTATGCCACCAACCGGGTCCACTTCTTCCGTCTCCGAAAAATCAGGAACATCCAGCGAAACCATATTGTTATTACGAAAACGCCCAGTATCGACTGGTGAGGTTTCCACAATCACATTGAGGATCTGAATCGCAATAGCTCGAATTTTAAGTCCGACTTTCTCCTCAACAATCCCCGTGAACGCCGAAGGGTCAAAGTCCCAACCTTGCGCCATGTCACGCCCTCCGTAGTTGGATGGAATACGTCGCACCGGCCGCATCGGTACCAACGGTGATCACCTTGTAAGACTGCGTTGCGCCGGAGACTAGGTCAGGCGCTGAAACAGCGTGACCCTCTGCTGGCTTGTCGGTGACTTCGTTGGTCAGCGCGGTCAGCTTCAAGTCACCGTGAAGGATGTTCACGCCATCGATACGGCTGAGACTGTAGCCAGAAAGCACGCCACGACCTGAGTAGCTCACCGTCTGACTGGTTGACTCCTCGGTCACAGGGTCGACTTCACCGGCCACAACATAACTGGCAGTGAATTTGTTCACGGCATCAGCCAGCCCGTCAGCATCATCGAAAGCAGCGGCGATTTCA